CCTGGTCGAATTGTCGTCCTGATTGAATTGCGTTCTGCAGGTACTGAATTCGTGCGTCCAGAGATTGTGGCAGGTTTGCCTCTCTTGCGAAATCCCCAAACGCCTTGCTCATGGCCGTGCGACGGATGGCCGCCTGGCTCGGATTGCCACCTTTGGTGGCAGACTGGACGGCCAGCTCTTGGAACTCTGGAGAGGCAAACAGCTTGGCCGCCTTCTGCACGCCTGCGCCCTTGGCTCCAGCCATAAAACCAACGATGTCTGGTGCCACCAGTCCACCGCCAGGGACCATGCTGGCAACTCCAGTGGCGGCACGCTGCGCCAGGCTGCTGGACATAACCTTGCCCATCAATCCCTCGACTGCAGCCTCGCCAAGTATCTGGTTGGCCTTGCCGGTGGTCGGAATACGAGCCTGTGCGTCTGCGATGCGCCTCGAAATCTCGTAGAGATCACGCGAGGCACGGTCCCACTCTGGCCCCATGATCTTGACCATCTGCGAGTAGACTTGCGGGTTGGCACGCAGGCCGCGATAGACTTTGGTGAACTCAGCAGGGCTGAACACGGTCTCGGCAGCTCCTGCCGCCGCACGGCCTGCCGCCTTGCCTGCAGTGACAGACGCCAACGCCGTGGCCAGCGTCTCCTTCTGCAACTCATCTGGCACGACCTTCATCAGCCGGTTGAAGGCAGCGGCATCGCCCTTTGCTGCCGTGCTGATGGCTGTCTGCATGCGCTGAGCCACGCTGCCATCAATCTCTTGGCCGAAGGCACCGACGATGCGCTTTTCTAGTGCCTTTTGCTTGGCCGTCAGAAGGTTGGCTGCACGCAACTCGCGCCGAGCCTCCTCACCGGCCAGCGAGGCCACGCTGTCCAGTTGGTCCTGTGCCAAGGCCGCATAGAGGCGCTTGAGGTCACCGGCTGCCATGTTGTCGTATGGTGACTTGAGGCCACCAATTGCCTGGCCAACCAAATCCTTCTCGCGCTTGAGGCCGAAGTATGTCAGCTCGCCCTTCTCCAGCATTTTGGCCAGATTGGATTCCTGCGCAGTCATGCGCCCTGCAGCGCCCAGATTGGTGCGCAGATCGTCGAGGTACGTTCTGAGGTTGTTCAGCTCAACTGGTGCGCTTTTTGGCACCATCTCGTCGATCCGGTCGTAGATAGCCTTGGCGTCAGACTTCAGCGTTTGCCGAGTCTGCTGCAGGTTTTCCACGATCTTCTGCGAGGTCGCGCCAGGGGCTGGCCTGCCAGCAATGAAGTTGGCATCGAACTGCTGCGAAATCTCATCAGCACGCTGGATGGCCTGGCGCACAGTGCCCTCCCATGCCGCCTCTGCCTCGCCTGCGACCAGTGCGCGGGTCAAGCCCACAGCACTGCGCACCTGCGGATTGTCGCTCAGCACATCGAACGGCAGATCAATGGCAAGGCGCTCGGCTGCCGCACGGGCTTCTGGGTTGACTTGAGCCAGGTCAACAAGTTGGGCCTTGGCCGCAGTTGACCCTGGACCCATGCCACCGGCCTTGCGTGCCAGGTTCAGAACGTCGCTGACGCCACCTGCTGTGGCCTCTCCTGCGACTGCTGCCGCCGCAGGCGGCACTTCAGGTGCCATTGCCGTTCCCATAGGAGCGCCAGCAGGCGCTGCTGCGGCAGGTGGTGCCTCTGGTATTGCTGCGGCAGCAGGGGCCGCAGCAGGGGCTGGTGCGCGGCCTGTGACGCGCTGTGCGCCTCTTCGGACGGCTGCGGCCACCGGAGGTGCTACCCGCTGAAGAATTTGCCCTGCTGGGCCTGTGGCGGCTGCCAGTGCAATCTCTGATGGGCTGACTTGACCGCCAGTGCCTGCCTGAGTTGCTTCAATGACTGCCTGAGTCGCACCAGCTCCAACGACTGCACCAGGGATGGTCGCAGCTCGGCCTGCTGGCGTGAAAGCTGCAATGCCTCCAATGGCTCGAGGAATATCGCCCATCGTGAAGCCTGGCGGGATTGCGTATTCCTGCTGGTTGACAGACGACCGCAGAATGTAGTTCCCCTTCTCGTCCTGTCGCACCTGCACGCCAGGGAAGTTGGACTGCAGAATCTGCACCGTTTCCTTGGGGTTGCTGAGCAGCGTTCCAAGGGCAGTTTTGAAGGATGCCACGCTCATCTGATTGAGTTCTGGCATTGTCGTCCACTCAGGCAGGCGCTGCGTCTCAGGCGTTGCCCGAGCGCGGCCAGTGACAGACTCCACCAAGCCCTCGAAAAAGCCCATCGGCTTTGACTGCGATGCCGCCCACTGCTCAGGCGACATTGGTGCAGCAGCCGGTGCTGGAGCAGGAGCCGCAGGCGCAGGCGCACGTGTGGCCATAGGTGCAGGTTGGCGTGTTGCCACAGGCGCAGCCATAGGTGCAGGTGCCATTGCTGGCGCAGCCGCAGGAGCTGCGGCAGGAGCAGCCTGTTTAGTCTGTGATGCAAGCCATTCTTCTGGACTCATTTCGCCCCCACAGATTGTTTGTATGCGCTCCACTGTTCATCAGTGAAATTCACAGGACGAGTGTAAGTTTTGTCGCCGACTTTGACAGTATTCCCAGATTTGTCAGACGGTGCAACTTCTGCTGGCGTATAGAAGATGTTGGCAGTGTTCAGACCGTAGCCTTTTGCAATGCGCTCAAGGCCTTGCCTGACGACAGTCTCTTGCTCGCCAGCAGATTCGTAGAGTTTCTTGGCCTGGCCTTTAAATGAACTCCTCTGAGATGCGTTAAGTCTCTCACCGCTGATGACTCTGTTGTAGATGTTCTGGATTCTTTCAGGCACGCCAGTGGCATTCTGTGCAGTGGCAAACTCGCCCTCGCGCACCACAGAGCCAGGATCAAGCATCTTCATGTATCCAAAGATCAGCGATAGATCGCCGACAGCAGTGTCCTCAGATGAAAGTACGCGACCATAAGCAGACTTGACTTCTTGGAAAGGCTTTGTCTGGTCGTTGTATTCCTTGCGGAACTTTGTCTCTGCTTCTGGACGCTTTTCGGCAGGAATGATTCCTGCAGATATCTGACGGGCTTCTGCCTGCGCACGCGTTGCCTCTGCTCCAGACTTTGCCGCTGCGGCATCAGACGCACGACGTGCTGCCTTGGATGCTTCGATCTGGGACTGCGTCAAACCAAGTTCAGCACCAAATTTATCTGGCGCAAATTTCGCCTCTGCAGCCTTGATGGTCGAGATGCTTTGAGCCTCGCTGATCTTGAATGGCTGCGTGGCCTTCGCAATCTCGGCTTCAATACGCGCCTTGTCTGCATTGGCCAGTCTTAAGTTTTGCTCTGCTTCCAGCCTTGCAGGTGTGTCTGCTGCTTCTGCAACCTTCTTCTGTGCATCGGCCACAGCAGCATCTGCTTTAGCATTTGCTTCTCTGAGTGCGGCTGGACCTTGTGCTTCTGTCCTGATTGTTGCCAGAGCCTTGTCAGCGCTATCAAGAAAATCTTTGCCGCCAGGCAGCCCAGCAATGTTCAAGCCAATGATTGCTTGTGCGTTCGTTGGGTTTAGCCTAATCAGGTTTGACAGGTCGTCATAGCCCTGCGCTTCTTTTTCTCGGCCTGAATTTCTTAGAGCCTTTGCCTTTTCTTGAAGCTGCATCTGAGCAACTGGCAAATTTCCTGACTTGATGGCCGTATAAACTTGCGTTCCAAGCCGCAGAGTATTTTGCTGTTGCTCTTTTGTCTGCGCCTCAAAGCCCTGCAAGACAATCGAGGCTTGGTCTTTTGGCAGAAAAGCCGTGACCCTTGCATAGTCTGCGGATGTTGCATTGGGGTTTTTAAACAGATTGCTGAGTTCTCTTTGTGCTGCTTGGGCACGATCACGCGCAGCTCTGGCCGCCTCGGCCTCCGCAACAACAGAACCCATCTTAAAACCGCCGAGTGCAGCCTCAAACGGGCTTTGCACATCGACTGCGTAGTTGATCGGGGCTTGGAATGGATTGATGGTGGCCATGCTCTATTCCTCAAAAACCGAAGCCCATGCCAGCCTTGCCGCCTGCACCGTACTGGAAGCCAAGCACCTGAGCAGGCAAGTTGAACAGGCCGCTGAATGCCTTGGCCTCGCCCAGCTCGCCACCGGCACGGGCAGCGCCCTGCTGAGCCAGCAAGTTGGCCACGTTGGTGCCAGTCTCCATTCCTGCAGCGCCGACACCGGCAGCAGAACGCTGGCCAAGTTGTGTCATGCCTCCCAGGCGTCCGTATTGCTGCTCAATGAGGCTGGACAGGAGCTGTGGCCGGAACTCGCTCAGTGCGGCTTGGATGTTGCCGCCACGCAGCCCACCAGTGGCCGAGGCACGCTGCAACAGTGCTTCCTCGCCTTGCTGGGTTAGTGCTTGGAAAGTCTCGCCACCTCGGATGCGCTCAATGGCCGCCTGCTCTGCCTCTGGTCCTTGTAGGCCAAGCAAGGCCTGCTGTTGCTGAAGCGCAGGTAGACCTGCCTCGGTGTAAGGCTTGAGCAAGGCTTGCAAAGCATCAAACTGTCTGCGCTGCTCCTCGATGCCTGCTTGCGATGCGCCTGCTTGAATACCTGCGGCCTCACTTGCTGCATCGGCCTGCATCATTCCGCCGATCAGTTGAGAGCCTCCAACGATTAAGCCAGTTACTGGATCAGGCATGGCTGAACTCCTTCATGTAGTCTTCGAGCGTCTCGCCATACAGTTCCATGACTTGAGACGCCACTTCTGTAGCACGCTGGGTGCCGTGGCACAGCGCCACAGCGATCAGCACAACGTCATAGTATCCTGCACGCCAGACGAATGATCGCGCATCTGCCTTGCCTGCTCGCTCGGCTTGGTCAGATGCCTGCCATTTGAGAATCATTGAGGCCACGATTGGAGAGAGTGTGGGTGCGTTTGCCTGCCAGAATGCGTTCTGGCCCATGCCCACCAGGCTGTTCCAGATCACCACATTGAGGTCTTCGCGCTCGACTGGATCACCGTCGGCCACATCGTCAAAGACCTGAATGGCACCATAGAGCATGAGCAGCCACTCGACGGCTGGCGCAGGAAGCGCAAGAGACCTTTGCAGGTTCTCCTTCAGCCAATCGACACCAGTCATGCGCAGCTCCTGTTCAGGGTGAGCTGCTGGCGGCTCGATAGGCTCAGCGACTGCATTTTCCCACATTTCAACCATCCGTCAATCTTCTTCGTCTTCGCGCTCTTCCCAAGCCTGGCAGACGCGAAGGTCGTGGCAGATGAACTCGAGCTTCTCGCAGTAGCCTCTAAAACCTGCGTCCGTGTCCCAATCGTTGCGCGGGATGCGCTCCATCTTGAGCTGCATCTCGACCGAGTTGTCGTAGTACTCGCAGTTCGAGCAGCGCCGCCGACGGGCCTCTTTCTCGTCGCACTGCATGGCCTTGCCGACGGCAACCCAGAAAGTCTTGTTCGCGGTCGGCTCGTTGCTTGGGTTCTCGGGACCGAGCATCCAGTCGTCGATGGCGACCTGGGTGTTCTTTTTGTTCTTGGCTGTGGTCAGGAACTCTTCCTCATAGGGAATGCCACCAAACCCAGAAATCATCATCTTCGGCATCTTTGCGTAGTCCATGTCTTACTCCTATCAGGTGATCTCGCGGCCAGATGCGCGGATTGTCAACGATGTGGCTGCGCTTGCAATGGTGGAGATGAAACCACTAGGCTCCAAGGCCTGGCCCACCAGCTCGGGAAAAGTGTAGGTCTCGTCCGGCGCAATGGCTCGAGTATCCACGATCAAATTGCTTGCGCCTGCGCTGTCGCCACTGGTCACCAAGTTGACGCTGATGGTCACATTGCCTGCGCTGGTGTTGGTGGCCGTGAATTTGTCGATGATGGTCTTGCAGTTCGTCGCCGTATACTGCGTGGTCTGGGTGTTTTCGGCCTGCTTGGCAGGGATCAGCACCTTGATGGTGACTGTCATGTCATGCTCCTTATTGTTGAACTTGGGTGACGGCCAGAATTAGTGCTGGAGAGCTTGGTGCGAATGCTGTCGGTGCTACTGCATCAAGCGTGACGGCAGTTGAGTCTGCAGCCCACATCAATTGGACGTACTGATTTGCATCAAGCGTGAAAAAGTCGCTGCGGCAGATCGCCTTGTATTCGTTGTTACTGCTGAGTGTCACCAGTATTGAGGAGTCAGTGACATCGACGCCATCAACCCTAAACCACAACCAGATGTTCTTGGTGCTACTGCTGGTCGATGTGAGCTGGTATGTGGCTGCGAAATTGTATAGTCCAGATTCGGACACGACGATGCGCGATGCCGGTGATCCAATGCTGATTCCGTTGGATATTGGAGAGCTGTCAAACGTGATTGCATTGGCTGTGTTGATGGCAGTCGGGCTTTGGTCTGTTGTCTTAAGAAACTGACCATAGTATTTTTGCTGCTCGATGGTGGGCCGGACAAAAATCTCTCCGTCTGTCGTCCCGACTTTTAGCACCGCAGCAACTGGCACCACGTTGTCTGGTGCTGTGGGCTTGGTGGCTGTGAATGCGCCTGCCACTGTTGGGGAGGCGTAAAGCACATCTCCGATGCTGAAAGCGCTGGTGTCCACTTCTCTGACATGACCCCAGACTGTGCAGTAACCGACCTCTCCACTGTCTGGCAGGTCGTGCGTCATCACGCCAAGGATGTAGAGCGTTGGCGTGGAGCCGTCTGCAAGGTAAGGGACGACTGATAGCGTATTGTTTGCGCCAACTCCAGCAAAGCCAACCACTGTCCCATTGGGGATGGTCACTCCGGTGGTGTTTTCCACCCTAGCATATGTCTCCATGCCGATCTGCTGAATGACGCCGTACTCCATCCCAATCTCGATGGTCTGGTCGTCGCCATTCCAAGCCATACGACGAACGCGATCAACGTGAGGCGCTTTTGCATCAAAGTCGATGTAATCGGTAACCACCGAGTTGTTGTTCTGTATGGCTGGAGCGTTGGCCAGCAGTTCCACGGCATTGGCCAATCGACTGATCTGGGCCAGAGCCTCGTTGGCCGTGGCCGCTGCCGTATCGGCCTGGTACTCGAAGTCGGTGCCGGTAATGACCTGCAACTCGTCCACGACCGAGAACAGCAGCTCGAACTGTCTGATCTGCTGCTGGTCTGTCAGGAACGCCGCGAGCTGGTCGCGTGTCAGGTTCAGCCTGCGTGATATGGGTGCGGTGGCCATCAGTACGCCAACGCCTCAATCTGTGCCTCAAGACGGGCAAACGACACATGGGCATCGCTGTCGCCACGAAAGCGCTGGATGCGCCAGTTGCGCATGTGCCCCTGCTGAAACCATGCGAGGCGCTTGGCGGTGTTGCCAATGGTGCCAACGGCAATGCTGCGGTCCTGACTCCAGGACAGGCCGTTGACGCTGTAGCTGGTGCTAATCTGTGGGTTCTTGCCCAGCGCCACGCTGCCGGTCAATGCGACCAGCTCAAGGCGGTTAAAGATCGCGCCATTGCCCTCGTTGTAGACGATCAGCGTGCCGAACTCCCAGCGCACCTGCTGTCCCCAATGGTGCCCGGTGTCCTGCACCAAGTAGCCAATGGAGCTGGACTGCGGATCTCCGACCAGCCACTTGTCATAGGCCCACACAAGATTTCGTGCGCGGTACTGGCTGAAGCCGACCACAGCCGTGGTGAGCGTGAACCAGACGGGCTGCTCGAGCGCCTCGCTGGCCGATGCGTCGTAGACCACCGTGCGGTCTGGCAGGTGGACGTAGAGATGCTGGTGCGCCTTGTCATTGCGTGCCTCCAGCTTGACCTTGACAAGTTGCGCCTCAGTGTACTGCAGGAGCAGGGTGTCGATCTCCTGCGTGCTGATTTTCTGCGTTGTTGCTGCTGCGCCAAGATAAATGCCTGGCGCTTCGTTGCGTCCACCGCCAAGAAATGCGATGCGCTCCAGATAGGTGCAGCAGGCATGTGTGCCAAGCACGCCCTTCTGAATTTGTGCGCCGTCGATGCGTGCGAACGGGAATAGTGGGCCGCCCACGTTGTCAAACACCTCGATGGTGTTGCTGTTGAGCGCATAGACCTCGTTGCGCAGCTTAATCAGTGCCACCACAGGGTCTGGATCAACCTCGGAGCTGCCGTACTTCAGCGGGTTGACCTGCAAGGGGTCGGTCAACTCAGTGACGACCAGATTTGCACCGTCGGTGGTCATGAAGTATCCATCCACCCATGCCACGTCGAGCACGACGCCAAGATCTGGGTCTGTGTTTTGTGTGAGGGTTGCACCGTTCCAGAAATACAGTCGGCCACCGGATGCGATGGCCAAAAGATCGAAGCTGTAGTCGAGTGTCACCAGGGTATCAACTGGCCCACCAACGTCGCCAAGAACGGTTACACCGCCGTTGCTGGCCACGGTCACCAGCTTGGTGCCCATGACACGATAGCAGACGCCGTTCCAGTTGATGCCGCCACGGTCAATGCCTGGGCCTGTGCCGTTGGCCACAATGCCGTCGCCAGGACGCAAAAAGCCATTGCTGATGCCAGACGCCTTTGGCACCGGCACCATGTTCACAGGGTATGCGGTGCGCAGTTCTGGCGTGTTGTCAGCGTAGATGCCGGAGAGGATTGGAACTTGCATTCAGGTCACCATTTTTCGCGGTTTGCCCAGTATGCAGCACTCATCTTGCCCTTGGCAATGTTGGCAGCGTGCCTAGCCTTGAAAGACTCGCGCCGAGCCTTGTCGGATTTGGACTCGCCTTCCTTCTTTGGGCTGCCAGAAACGCCCTGCTGGCCGAAGCGAATGGTCTTCACTTGGTCTCCGACCTTGGCCACGACAACGTGGCTTTTGGTCGGGTGCGATGGCGTGCGCTTGGGCTTGTTGTAGCCCTCGACGCCAACGCGAGCCAGGCGGCTGTCTTTCGTGGCCATTACGCAGCAACGCCTTTGATTACCGCAAAATTGAACACAGGCTGCTCAGTGGTTGTCCCTCCGGTTGTGCGGAAGGTAATGTTGAAACTTCCAGCGCCCACAGCGGTCACCATCAAGTCGTACAGGTCTGTACCTGACTTTTGACTCAAGACGATGACATCAGTTGCCGCCACCGTGCTGTTGGTCACAGTGAAAGTTGTCGCACTGGTTGTGCCTGCTGCACTAAACAGCGTGATTGAACCAGTGGTTTTGTCAATGGTCACGCCAGTCGTGCGACTGATTGCTTGTGTGACAGCTCCGCCTGCGCCTGTTGCATAGCCAATGCCTGCGGTGCCAGATGAAGTGACTGCCCCAGTCACGGCCAGACTAGTTCCAGTTGCAGCGCCGATGACTGGCGTCACGAGGGTAGGCGTGTTTGCAAATACGTTTGCACCAGTACCAGTCTCGTCGGTCAATACTGCCGCCAGATTTGCACTTGATGGAGTTGTCAAAAATGTCGCAACATTTGATGCAAGACCAGAAACACCAGTTGCAATCGGCAATCCAGTGCAGTTTGTCAAAGTTCCAGACTGTGGTATTCCAAGCGTAGGAGTTACCAGAGTCGGGCTGGTCGCAAACACCAATGAGCCTGTGCCGGTTTCATCTGTCATCGCAGCACGAAGATTTGCGCTAGATGGGCTTGCAAGCCAGGTCTGCACGCCAGCTGCGTAAACAGTCTCAGCGTTTATCTGATACCACGAATTTGTCGGCTGATAAAACCTGATTGCTGTTGCTGTGCCAGCAGCCAACGAAGTCACCCCACCAAAAATAGCAGTCGCACCGTTAAGCGCAATCGTTAGCGAGGTGATCTCTTGCGTGGTGGTGATCAGCACCGTAGTGCCATCAGGCACGCCAGTGTTCAGAGGCAGCGTGATGGTTCCAGTGGCCAATGTTCCAGCAGGCTGCAAAAGCATCCACTGGTCATTGCTCACGGGTGTTGGCACGGTGATGTTAAAGCCAGTACCTGGAACGTATAGGTTGGTTGATAAGGTTGGAGACGCGAACGTCTGCTGAAAATACTGCAGGAGCTGGTTGATCGAGACCTTGCGTGCGTCACCATTGTTCGGCACGTAGATCGGAAGCTGGTCGCCACCAGAGACTTGAGAAATTGGAGAAAGTTGGTTGATCGTTGGCATGACTGCTTTTCCTCAGTTGTACTCGAGTGGGCCGTCCTGGCCTGCCAGGACTGGATCGACGGGCTGGCGCAGGAATGGATCGTCGTAGACGCGCCAGGGTTTGTTGCCTGCACCGGATGGCATGGTCCCAGGCATCTGCTGCTCCATCGGCATGGCCGCACGGGACAGCAGCGTGTTGTAGGACTCCTTGGCCGTGGCCTTGGTGTCGGGCATCACCTGCTTGCCGTAGGACGGAGCCAACTTGATGGCCAGGTTGGTGTAGATGGCCTCGTTGGAGCTGTCCGGCACGTTGGTCTGCTCGTCCAAGTCGCTGTCCTGTGGGCTGGATGGCAGCGGGTAAGCAAGCCGGATGCCCAGAGCATTCCAGGCGGCCATCATGGTGTCAAGCCTGCGCAGTGCTGACTGCACCTGCTCTGGTCCGAGGTCGAAGGCGTAGGAGGCCAAGCCGATCTCGTCGAAGGCTTGCTCGATGAATTGGCGCTTGGTCCATCCCATGTCATTCTCCTGTTTTCTCGGACAGCCGATCTTGGATCAATTGTCCCAGCTTTTTGTCCCTTGTGCGACCATCAAATCGGATGCCGAGTTCTGTGGCCTTGGCCTCCAGCTCGGCACGGGTTGGCGGTGCATCGTCTGCGATCTGCTCAGGCTCAGGCTCTGCCACCGGCATAACTGCTGCGGCAGCGTCTTTGGCCTTGACCTGCTCGCGCCAGTCAAGCGGCTTGGCTGGCTTTTTCTTTTTGACGGGCTTGATCGCCCACTTTGGCCTGGGCTTGGTCGGAGGAAATGCGCTGTCGCCTGCGGCATCAATGGCCTCTGCAGCCGACAAAAACCAGCCATCGGCCAGCTTCTCGTCCAGTTCTTCCTGGCTTTGGACGCTGGCAAAGCCGTAGCTTTTCCCGTTCGGCTTTTGGTAGATGCCTGGGCTTTTGTAGACCAATGAGGGGAACACGCTCATTTCTTTGCCTTTGCTGTCTTGGCCGACGCCACGAATGCGGCCTTGGTCGGTGCGCCCTTTGTGCCAGGCTTGCGCATGCGCTCAGGCGTCTTGCCTGCAGCCTTCTGGCGCTCAATGCGCTCACGCTTGGCGTGAATGTTGGCGTAGAGACCCTGCTTCACTTCTTGGCCTTTGCAGGTGCTTTGCTGGGCTTGCCGGCCTTCATGGCGGCCTTGCGTGCAGTGGACAGGGCCACGGCCACGGCCTGCTTCTGAGGCATGCCAGACTTCATCTCCTTGGAGATGTTCTTGCTGATGGATTTCTGCGAGTAACCTTTGGTCATTGGCATGATGCTCTCCTTGATGATGAAAGAGAGAAGGGGCCGAAGCCCCTTCCTCTCTAGCTCAGCTTAGGGCTGATTGAACAACAGGATACCTGACATCTCAGGCTGCTTGTTGACCACGCCGAACAAGGTGTCGAGGCGGTACTTGATCACCATGCTGTCGATGTCGTAGAACTTCTGCATCACCAGCTCAATGCCCTGGTCGGTGGTGGCACGCATCACTGCGGTGCCAGCATCGGACGGGACGGCATAGCGGCCAGGCAAGATTTCCAGAGAATCGCGCTGCCAGAACACGTTGATCGCCGAAGCGCCAGTGTTCAGCCAGTTCAGCGGTGCAGCGGCAGAAGCGGCAACCAGTTGCACGTTCTTGTACTGCAGCTCTGCATCGGTGGCCGGTGAGGTGGCCGCGATGATCGGGGGGCTGATCACCATCGTGGTGCCGTTGGTCACGCTGATGACGCGGAAGGTCTTCAGGCGGCCAGTGGACACTTTGGTGATGTGATGCACAGCCTCGATGCCGTCAATGGTAAACGCGTCGCCAGCCACAATGCCAGCCGTGTTGTTCACGACGACAGACTGGAAGCGGTTGTCCACGTTGATCTGGCCGCCGACAGCGGTCGAGGTGGCCTGCGGCACGTACTGAGCCTGGGCACCAGTGGTGTCGATGGTGGTCGCGCCACCACCGGCCACAGCGATGCGGTTGGCGTAGTCGAACTTGTAGGTGTCGAAGCCAGCGACCATGCCGACGAAGCTGCGCTCGTAAGCACGATCCGACTTCTGGTTACCGAACGAACGCGAAGCCTGGGACAGGTTACCGGCCAGACCGTTGTAGTCACGGCTGGACAGGCCCAGGAAACGGTCGTAGTCAGGCACGCCCTGCTCGTTCATGATGGTGTCGCACAGGGCCACATCGTCATAGTCACCGGCAGCAGTGGACACAGGAACGACCAGCGTGCCTTGGGCAGCCGCCACGTTCATGATCGCCACGTTGATGTCGGAGGCCAGCTTCTGCTTGGCGCTCTCGCCCAGACGACCTTCTTGCAGCGCATCGCGCAGGTCGAGGGTGGTCATGGTCCAAGGCACGGTCTGGCTGAAGCCCAGAGTTGCCGGAACAGCCAACTGGGTCATGTTCTGGTACGTCACCGGAGTGCCAGGAGTGCTGTTCTGGGACTGCGCGATGTAGGGCTGCGGACGCCAGATGGTGTTGTTGGCACGCTCCATCATCGTCTGGTCGGTGTTGTAGATGTTCACGTGACGCGACAGCACCAGCAGGTCTTGGAAACCTTCGAGGATGTCTTCAAACGCAACGCGCTCTTCTTTTGAAAAACTATTAGCCATGATTGACTCCTAAAAAAATTACTTGGGTGCTGATCGTTTCTGCGCCCGATACTGAATGACCTTCGTCATGTTGCCAGTACGGGCCGCTTC